ATTTGAGCTATAACAGTGTCAGGAACATGTCCTTTTAATTTTTCTAAATTCATATCTTTAATTTTTAACTTACTACTACTCTACCTTGTATATCTGTGTTAGGGAATCTAACTTCAAATATAGCCGGGTCTAATGAAGGATAAATATTGCCATTTCTAGTTGCACCCACAATATCATACCCATATTGAGAATAATTTCCACCTTGTTTATTTATAATTTCTAATTTAACTATTGATTGTACTCCTTTAATTTGTAAAAGTTTATTTTGAATATCTGATATAGTAATTGGTTGATTAATTTGCCAATTATTTGTATTAAAATGATCTTTTAAAACTGAAATACAAGAAGTTAGAACATCTTTATTTGAGTAGCCACTTATAATAGTAATATCAAAATTAATACCAATATTAATATAATAAGCATCTTTAATATTAATAGCATCAGTAACCATTCTATATTGGTTAAGATAAGTAGCTAAATTATTTTTTAAAGTTGCAGATGCTGCAGTTAATTGTTTATTATTGTTATAAGATAAAATATATAAATCTAAAGATAATGGGTTGTTTTGTTGTAATGTAGCTACAGTTTGTTGTGGATTTTGATATAAATCTTGTGAGATATAAGCTTTAGATACAGCACCCCAATCAGCAGGCATTGATAATGCTCTTACAATATAATCATCTTTAGTTACAGCTCTTAATTGAGTTGAATATGAATATAAAGCGTTTTGTCTAATTTCTTCAACCGTATCTCCATCTCTACCACCAACTGCTGGGAGTGGATTATTAGATACAATACTTGATTTTACATAGTCACCAGTAGTTCCCATTATTCCACTTGGGAAAATTACATTAGATGTATCGATAATTGTTAAGTCATTAGCAACAACATTTGAATTTACACCACCACCAACTAAGTATTTTACTGTTAACGAACCTGAAGGTATTAATCCATATTCTTGAGTATAAAATACAGAAGCTTCATTATAGTTATTGTTTATTAAAGAAATACCAGGTACTGAACCATATTTTATGTTATCAGCTGTAGGAATAATTTCACTATCTTTATTTGAAGTTAAACCTGCTCCAAATTCTAATTGTAATGTATTATCAGATAAAATTCTAGAAACAAAACGTTTAGGCACTCTTTGTAACTGTAATAAATAAGGAACTTGATCTGTATTATAGTTTGGATTAGCTATCTTTTCAAATATAGAAGATTGAGCTAAATAAGGAACTTCATACCAAATATCACTTGAACCTCCGCTACCAGTAACATTTAATATTTGTAAAATATTAGTGTCAACAATATTAGAAGTTACAAATTTTTGATTTACACCAACATTAATCGTTGTTTCTTTTATTTCAGCTGAAATAGCAGGAACTGATTTTTTCATTAGGTAATATTCATCACTAGCATATGTAATTTCAGCACTACCCGTATCAGTAAAATCAACTTGTTCTGTAGTTAAAAATTTAATTCCTGTAGAAGTTGAAGTTACAACTGTATTAGCTGGGATAAGCATACCATACGTAGTATAGTCTGGAGCTGTTGTTAACGATGAAGTTGGGACTAATTGGTATATATCAACTGTAGTACTAGAAGCATATGATGCTTTAGGGCGATAACCCATTACATATGCTTGAGCATATAAGTTTTCTTTTTCTTTAGCATATAATAAGAAATTTTCTTGAGTTTGGGTATCTAAGTAAAATGAGATTGCATCACCTACATAAGAAGCCATTTCAATAAACATATTACCAGGGGATGATTCTGAAAAATCATTATAGGTTGAGGGGAAATATGTTTTAGCATATTGTTGTAATGCTGCTTTAAATGCACTAAAATCTTTATTTAAATATGATATGTTTTTATCTTCTGCCATTATATTAATTAAATTGTACTGTTACTTGATCAGCATTGTTTGATATATTTAATACATAACTTACAGTTATATCTATTAAATTACTATCTTTATTAGAAATTACATCAATACTTGATACTGTTATTTCAGGTATATAGAGTGATATACTATTGTTAATACTAATTTTTAAATCACTAATATTATTTTCATTTATACCCTCAAATACAAACCTTTTTAATTCACATCCAAAATTTGGATTCATTACTCTTTCACCTATACTAGTTAATAACAAATTAACTAAATTAGATTTAATTTGATCTTTAGTAGTATAAGTACTATAAAAAACACCAGGAGCATTAAAAGGCAATGATACCCCAATAGCAATATTCTTTTGTAAATCTAACGGATTTACACGTATTGTTTGAGGTATTGGCATCTTAATCTAAATTTCTTAATCCTTGTTTATCCATTGGTGACATATTAGCAGCGGCATCAGCAATGAAAGCGGCAAATGGGTTTATTTTTTCACCTGTAGTTTCATCAACAGCATCAATAACTTTTAATGCTGGTTGTGGCTGTTGGAAACCAAAAGCTTCACCCATTTTATTACGCAACGATGCTCTAACATCTGGGTTAACTGCCCCTGTCATTACATCTGCGCTAGTAAAGCTCATTGTTTTACCTTCACGTAATGTTTTTTTCTCTTGTTTAGCTATGTGCTCTTCAAGAATGTATGGTAACTCTTCATGAATAGCATCAACTACTGCTTCTTTAATTAATTTTTTAAATACTTTGATGTTCATAATTATAAATATTTTATCCTTGTAAATTTCGTTGATCGATAATTAGTTTTAGTTGTTCAATAAGATCGTTAGGGTCTAATGTAAATGAAAAATCACTTTTAATTACTTCTACCCCATCTCTATCTACGGCTACAGCATATCGGCGTTTATTACCTTTAACAACCTGTGCTTGCTGTGCACCCAATGTTTGTTCTTCTTTAATTTTAAATTTAAATCCTTTATATGGTTCAAAATCATCATTTCGTTTAGTACCACTGAATGTATTGATTAAATTGGTAAACTGTGTTTGATCTAAATTAACTGATGATTGAATATTTAATAATGCTGTTATTTCTTTTAATCTTTCAATTAAGTCGTTTAATTTTGATATTTCATTTTCTAATATAGTAACAGCAATAACCGTTATTACATTTAGTGAAACTATTAATTTAGATGCTTTTTCTAATGACTTAACTATTCTCATAATTAAACTTACAGGAATACCAATACCAGGTGGAACTGCGGTTGGGATAGGAATAGCAGAAAGAATAGCTACTATTGCTGTGAATATAGAAATATATAAATTTAATTGGGTTAATATTTTCTGTATATCAGATAATTTTTTAATACTATTATTAATTGTTGTAATAGCATTATTTCTTAAATTAGTAGCAATTATAATTGTTTCTGAGGTATTAGCTTGGTCAATATAAGCATTTACTTGATCAACTAATTTTTCTAATTGTGCTCTTTGAGACAAAATAGCAGCAAATTTATTAGCTAATCCAAGAGCAATAACAGGAGCTAAAGTTTTAGCAGCATTTTTAAGAACTTTTTTAGCTAAATCTTTTCTTGCTTTTGATCGTTCAGCTTTATTTTTTTTTCTTCTTCTTAATTTTTTTAACTTTAATTTATTTCTATTTTCCTTTATTTTTTTATAAGGGTCATTAATTAAAGCAGCTAAATCTTTAGTAAGTTTTTCTTTTAATTTTTCTAAATCTCCTATTTTTTCATTATAGGATTCATTTTCTTTTTGAACAGCTAAATCATATTGTTCTTGAGTTATTTGTTTTTCCTTTAATAATACCTCTAAACGTTTTAACTCTGTATTGTGGTCAATACCTGCTTGAATAGATAATTTTGCAATTTCTTCTATTTGATTTTTTAACTCTTGAATTTTTCCTAAAGCAGAAGAAACTATTTTTTCTTTAGCTTTATCAACTAATTGATCTCCAAAAGCTTTAATTCTTTGAGGATTTTTAGCTAATTCAATAGTGTTTTTAGCAAGAGCAGGTGATATGTTTATATTAGTAGGCATTACGCTGTAAAGTTTCTTTGTGATAGTATTTCTTCTAAATTACTATTAATTCTATCTATACTATTTAATAAATCTTCAGCAGCCATGTTTATGTCAGCAGCAGGTGCTCCTTCAGGACTACCCACAACTGTGGCTAGTGATGTACCAAAACTATATAATCCGTCAAGTAAAGTTTCTAATACAGTGAGTGTTTTATTACCTAATAATATAGGTTCTGTAGGTAATTGGTTATTTACTGTACCTAAAAAAACATTTCCTCCATTAAGATGAATCCTTTCATCTGCATTAAGATTAATAATATTTTTAGTACTTATTTCGACATTTGTTCTAGCAAAAATCATTACTTCATCTCTTTTAGAATTTAAAACTATTCTATCACTGTTAACAATAACTTGAGAATTAAAATATTTTGAGACATCTAAAGGATT